TCAGTTTACCGATAGCATCAATCACCTGATCCTCTGCGCCCTTCTCGTCAATCAAATCCCTGCGTGTAAGATTGTCATTACATTCGTATGACACAAGACCTAACAGTGATCGTAGCTTTGTTTCCTCCAAGTGCCATGCAGCAATAGGAACCTCACGTTGTAACATATTGTACTCAAGGAAACGCATGATCTCCGTCTTGCCGATACCCGTGGGTGCTTTGATTACCGTGAAGTGACCCTGCATGAGACCCATGATCTTATCGTCTAACGCTTGGATACCTGTTGGTACATACTGGAACTCAGGCGTATCCTTGTACAACGACAAGAAGTCCTGTGTGCTGTTCATCACATTCTCAGGTGTGAACTTACGGGCGTTCCACCATGCACTCTTGAAGTCAGCCGCCTTACCTGCCTGTAGGAACTCATTGGCATCTTTGTATGGTCGGTGGTCAACACGGTAGACCTTGTTAGGGAACAGCTTTGCTACACGGTCAGCAAGAGCATTACCAGCGTCATCGTTGTCAACCGACAGGATGATCTTCTCGAAACTATTAAGCCAATCCGCACAGTTCTCCCAGAGCTTCTTAGAGGGTGTAGCAGAGGGTAACGACACAACTGGGTTAGTGTACCCGCTCTTGAGTATTTGCGCTACTGAGAGAGCATCTAGTTCACCCTCAGTGATAGTTACCATCTTGGAGCTACCTGCGGTAAAGAAGTTCATACCGAAGAGTTCATCACCCTTGAACCCTGCTTTAGCGTAGAAGCCCTTCTCCGACAGCTTACGGACTTTAATTCCGCCGCTGGGGTACACATACTCCTGACGATCTTCGTAGGTTAGGACACCGAAGTCCTCCATCGTCTTGCTGTTGATACCACGCATGTTAGCGTATTTTCCATCGGACGTATCTTCTGGTGTAAACGACACAACAGCTTTTGGTGTAAACGACAAATTATCCCCTCCTTTTGTTGGGTACTTTTCTTTAGCCCACCCGAATGTTTTTCCACTGGACGGGTAGCCTTGGTTGCAAGCGTGGCACTTGCCGAAACCCTCAGTATTGTAACTGAAAGCATCGGAGGAGCCACACGTTTCATATGGACAGGGTTGGTGTGCATGTTCAGCCATGTGGCTCTCTCCTTTGTTTTACTTAGAACCTATCAGATACTTGTACCCTACTTCTTTGTACAGGTGGTTCATCTTTACACGACCTTGGCCCTTTTCTATCTCCGCATCCCTCTGACCAAAGAAAACGTCAGCCTCATTGTCAAGAAGCCAGCGCATAGTCATCTGACGGTCAAGCTCGTAAGAATGAAACGTAGTGTTAAGCAGTGCTTCCATGTCATCACGTTGGTGCTTCCAAACATGCGCTCTGACCACGTTAGCATCTGCCGCACGAATGTTCCTTGCACCCTGACGGATAAGTAAGTTAACTCCCATTGGCTTACGGTCATTGAGTTCAAATAAGTCGAGTGTCTGTTGGTAATAGCTCATTGTCGGGTCTCCTAGCTTAAGTTTTGTTTGTTTGTGCCTTCGAGTGGCAACTGGTCACATAGTTCTATCAAGATGTCGGACATCTCATGTAGTGCCGGTATTTTGATATTTACGACATCATCATGTATAGCTGAGTATAGGTACATCATAACGTCACGCCTATCAAACTTACTGATTAACTGTTCCATAGCGACAACAAGGTTAGTTGCTGATACATCTACAGTGCAATGCTCGGTACTTTTAACATGAGCATTTAAGTCAAACACATTAGGTCTACTCTCCATCTCCTTTCGTTTCTCTTCTGAACGATCCCAAGCCTCTTTAGCGGCCTCTACAGGGGTCTTTCGTTTCTCTTTAACGTCTTCAAGTATGTCAACGTAGTCAGGGTTCTCTTGTACTTCTTTGTACCCTGCCTTAGCTTGCTGTACTTCTGCAACAGTTACAGGTTTATCTGACGACACAATATCATCACGCAATTCCCTTGGGGCCGACAGAAGTGCTTTAAGGGCATCTGAGCTAAAGTTTTTCGGGTTGCAACCCGTATTTCTTATACGGTTTAGCTGGCTGGCATAGTCATAAGAAATCCCACAATCCTCAGCAAACTTACCGACAAACCCTGCATTTTTATTGTTTTCAGACAGATAGACCTCGGCAGCTTTATCCATCCACTCTATCTTTTGACGGAAAGCGTTCCCCATGTCAACGTCAGCTTGCTTAAAGCCACCAACACAATCTTTCCAAGAGTGCATAACGACATCAGAAGATTTACTCATCACCATATCGTAGTATTCATCATCGTCCATACTTACGTCCCTTTCTTATGTTATAACTGATAGTAGAAGTAACTAAAGTTATAACTTATGTAAACCCTACACTTACTCATAGGGATATTTATCTAGTTTTGTAACATCACGAATTGTTACAGAACTGACTTCCGTAGCTTTTGCATAGCTGAGTTTTCATACCTTGAGACCCACATCTTGTTCTTACCCATAGCATTGGCTACATCCTCTTGTGTCATATCACCGAAATACCTCAGCTTAACAACCTCCAATTCTTCTGTCGTTAATTTTTCACGGGCGGTCTTTATGACGTGCTTGGCGAAGTCTCTTGTCTCGTATCTTTCGACATGATCCTTACCTGATCCACCGTACTCCTCATTGTACTGACCTGATGTAGACGACAAGACAACCTTAAGCCACTTGTGACCAGCCTCAGACATCTCACCGATTTCATCATCGTCTATGTCCCGTGTTAGCCTTCGGGTGATATTGTGCGCTGGTACTGTAACAGGTAGCACATCAATGTTAAGGTAATCGTGCATACGCCTCTTAGCTTCCCTGTAGAGGTGCGCTGGATGTACTTCCTCATCGTCAGCCAATATCTCGTAGCACTTAAGTACACCCTCTTGTACCATGTCATCACGGTGTGAGGGAGAGTTAAACCTGTTGGCTAACTTCTCGCACATACCTACGATCTCAGGCCCAGTTAAGCTCATACTCTACCTCCAAGTTCTCTAACTCTCGTTGTCTCTTTCGGATCAGATACACAGCTTCCTCGACTGTGACATCCCCAGACTTATCCAAAGCCCTAATGAGTTTCTTTAGCTCATCTTTAGTCATAGCTTGTCCTTTCCCTCAAGTTGATTGATACGCATCTGTGCATAACGTATGACCTTCTCAAGGTCTGTGATCTCGCACTGAGCCTTACTCATACCCTCGTAGGGCTTGTAACCTGCACGACTGGCATACTTGATGATATTCCCACGCCAGAACTCAAAGCCGTTCTGCATGATGTATGTGATAGGTTCGATCTTCCACCGTGCATAATGCTTGGGTTCATTCACGATGTCTGCTGTATGTTCTGCCATTACGTTCTCCTTAAAGTTCTCTTGTTCTGCTATCAACTTTCGCCACTCACTGTTTATCACGGAGTACCTCCTCATACTTGATGAACAACTGCTCAAACTTCCACTGGTATAACTGCTGCATACCTATTAGTGTGTTCATCATCTCGTCATGTGTAGGCTCACGTTCACCATCACCCACCTGTCTGAACACTGTCTCAAGGTCATTGCACACACGCCAGCAGTCCAAGATCATTGGCTCTAAGTCATACAGTTTAGTCATCGTTATTCTCCTTACTGTTTGCGGTAAATACAGGTGTTAATCTCCGCATTTCTTGGCCTCATTCATCCTCCGTCAGTGCCTCCCACGATACAGGAAATAGCTCAAGCATCTTTTCATTAATGTTATCTGCAACGCACCTTGTCTCGTATTGCGTATCACTGGCGCAACGTAACTTACACATGGCGGAGAAGGCATCGAGGCTGCCGCTCCAGTAAAACTCAGTCATGGTGGACTGTGGCAGTACCATACGGGCTTGCTCAGGGGCTACTCCTTGTTGCAGCATGTAGTTATAAACATCAAGAGATGCCTCGTTTAACTCTTGGTTATCCTCGTTAGGGTCAACCACAAACGTCATTGGGTGAAGTTCAACAACACCATCAGACCCCTGTTTCTTGTCAGCACTACGTCCACGCCATGCTTCAGGCACATAGAACTCAGGCTCATCATCGACATACCTACGGCTGACCTCATTCCAGCGCAGGAACTTATGCTTCACAAGTTGCCGTGCCACAAAGATCGGAGCCTTAACGTGGAAGCTGGCGAAGCAGTGACCGAATGGACTGATGTGCTTGTGACTAGCTAGATAACGGATCAGCTTTGCATCTTTCTCTTTGAGCTTGGGTGGCCCCCACGCATCATCCTCCATTTCGCTGGTCTTACCAAATGATACCCGTGCAGCGTTAACGACAGATAGGTCATTACCCATGTGGTCAATGTACGTTACTGTTATTTGTGCCATTATTCAATCTCCTTTATTCTGACTTTTATAGGAACTAGATTCAGTTTAATTCTATGAAGGTTTGCCCTCCACTCTAGTGTTTCAATCGCCTGTGTTGGCTTACGTTTCCATAAAGTCCTCCCCGTTTTGCTTCCTACGAGTCCGTTATAGTCACCATTCTTTATCGCCCACAACTCAATATCAATCATTAGAACGGCACCTCATTATTTCCATTGCGGGGGTCATTAAAGTATCCCTTTGCCAGATACGTCAGTCGTGGGTCTAGGACTTCCTCTAGCTCACGGATGATTGACTTGGGACGGATGCCCATCTCCTCCAAGTGTTTCTCAAGTGTCATGTTAAACATTCTCATTTCCCTTCGGGTGCTGTGTAAAAAACGTGTGTGCCAATGCGACCGTCTCGGTGGTAACTCTTGGCCCAATATGGTGACA